CTTGCGCGCCACCCGTAAAAGTTAGCGTTTGGAAGTACCTTTTTGTCAGAATATTGACGAAATCGTCAAAAGATTGACACATAATGCTATCTTTTCCGCTTGGCTGTGGCCTTGGCACGTTTGAATGCCTGCGCAAAATTTTTGCCGAAAGCACGCCTTGCTGTAATGTTCGCATCATCATAAAAGCCAAACTGTTTCTTAATCTGGCCAGATGGTTCAAGCAGGTACAACATCTGCAACGGGTAGCGGTCTTTGCCAACGCGCCGTAATATTGCCATATCACCAGACTTAACCAGCTTTTGAATGAACACACCTTTGCGCCGCATCAACTGGCGTGGTCTGTCTGGCTTTCGTATTGCGCCACCGGCTGTGCGGCTTAACGTATTCTGGTTGCTTGGTATCGCCAGATGCCTACCGCTTGGCGTCTTGACGCCACCTTGTGTTAGACGTTGCAGATAGTCACGTTGCATCTTTGGCCGTGTGTTGCCTACGACCGCACGCAGGTTTTTCTTGGTAGCATATACATCAGCGTTACGTTTGCTAATAGGTGTCAATGCGGCTTGCATAAACCGTCTGTTACGCACTGTCACATCTGATGGCCAACTGCGTTCGATGATCTGTTCGCGTACATCTTTGGCTGTATCATTGATAGCCATCGCATATGCAAACGGCATCTGGTTCTTGCCAAACGCATCGATGGCTTTTGCAAACGCAGGCAGATTGCTTGTGACGTTGATCGACATCGACCCTGCCGTTGCTTTAGCAATCGCACCACGATCAATGCCACCAGCCATAGCGCGACCAGCCGCACCGCGTACTGCCCCGCCGACAACTAACCGCCCTACAAATGCCAATGGTGCCGCTAATAACTGTATCGCCATCAGTGTGTCGTTTCTTCTTCCAGTTCTAATATAACCACAGTGCCAGACGTGTCACGCGCATCAAATATGATGCCATCGCATTCTGTGCAGTTGATCGTGCCGCTGTTTTCCTCGACATAGCCATATGTCTCGCTCCTACATTCAGGATGCGCACACTGCACGATATCTTCAAAGAATAACACATACGACATCTGCAAACCATATCCGCAAAACAAAAGCCGGTCAATGACCGGCCTTTGCTCCCTCTGTTGTTGTTAATCTTCATCATCTGGCGGGTCGCATTTAACATCGCCTTGCCCATTACAGATTTCACATATCACGCGCTGGCCTGTTTCGATTTCATACCGGCCTTGGCCGAAACAGTTGTCACAAGGAATATAGTAATCCATTACATATGACGGCACAAAGCCTTTTGGGTAGTCAATCACTGCACTACCCCCCAATTACCGGACATCCACGCCCATATGGTGTATTCCTTACCCCACACGTCAAACATCAGTGACGCCACGGCCAGCAAAAACACCAGCCCAAATATCTCTTGCCATAATCTCATAACTTGAACCGTATCACGCTGTGACCGCGTGCCTCTAAACAATCATCCCGCATTACACCGCGCACATAGGGGCTATCATACCACCTTGCCGCCATATCGACCAAGGCGCGGCACTCAGTAACGTCACGTTGATAAAGCTGTGCTTTATCTTCGGACACACGCAAATCGGCTATTGGGGCGCGACTGGCGCACCCCGATAACACGATTGCTGTTACAACTAGCCAGCGCATTATGCTGACACCTCGCCTCTAGCTTCATCTAATTGATAAAAGTTAGACAAGATCACATATTTTTCCGGCTCGATATCTGTGTTTCTATGGCCCCAATATAAAACCGGCAAACCGCCATAAACGCCAATTTGATTTTTTTGCCAGTGTTCAACAGATGCCGTAAAACGCGAAGTAGACAATTCGCCAGTCATCCAGCATTTGTGGCTTTTAACAACCGACATATTATCATCAGATATTTTTGTAATAATCGCGGCTGACAAAGTGCCACAATCGCCTGTTGAAGCTAAAAAAACTTTTTGATTTTCTTTGTACTGCATTTTGCAAACTCCCGTTTTGCTGTGATAATTACAAGCCGTACCACGATACATTCCCACCTGTCCACACTTTTTTACACATCAGCGCCAACTTTTTTTAATTCGGCAATCACATCCGGTCTGTTTTGCTTGTAATAGGTGCGTAAACCGTCACCCATTGACTGCCACTGTTCCAAGCTGACCATCTTGCGCTGTGGCGGTGTCCATTCTGTCGATTGCCCATTAATCGGCCTAGAATGCCCCGTGACGCGCTTTGGTGCCTTTTCCGCTTCACGCATACACCAGTTGCGCCAGAACGCCTGTACGTCCACATAAGCGGCTTTATTGCCGTTTTGCTGATCCCACATTCTGATGCGTTGCAGTATTTCGCCACCATTTAGGCCTTTACTGGCGGCATATGCCAGATCTTCATCTGATGGCGTCCAATCACAAACTTTGGTTTTTCTATTTTTATTAATTTTAGTTTCTTTTAGTTTATGGTTGTCACTGTGACAGGGGTGGGTAGTCAGACTGACTAGGGTATACTGTGACGATTTACCGGTACGGTGGGTCACTGTGACCAACCCATCATCCACCAGCTTTTTGATTTTCCGGCGCACTGTCGCTTCGCTTGCACCCGTAAAGCGCGACAAATACCCTGCCGATGGCCACGCAATACCACTATCGGGATTGCTACAGTTCGCCAGCGCAATAAAAACCAGCTTTTCTAGCGGGTCATCCATTGGCGTTGTAAATGCTATTTTTAGTGCTTCAATGCTCATATGACACATTCCCCGTGACTGGCTTGGCAAAAATAACCCTGTTCATCAAACACCCAATCCTGTTGGCGTTGCACAAAATCCACAAATTCAGCCAAATTTCTGCCTTTTCTAAATGTGCTATCTATCATCTTTTCTTGCCTTATCCACCAATTTGCCCGATCTGGATGTTCACGCGCCATAGCCGCCAATATGCTTTCGCTTTTCAAAAAGCAAAAATCACAGTTGCCATAAGGTGATGCACCTTTGACATTCGGCAGTTGCAAATCAAATGCTTGCTTTTGCCAAAACTCAGCTACATCGGATTTTGTAATGCCAGCTTGTATCATTGGAAACCAATACAACCAACGATCCTTGCTTTCGCTTTTTTCTCTATGCGCTTCATCTGCGCGTATTCCAACTGCCGCAACCCACCTTTTCCAGCCAAGCTGTTTTGTCAAATATCGCTTCATTGGCAAAATCTTCAGTTCTGTTGTGCAAAAACGCGCCGCAATATTAGGCAAATATTTTTTTTGTCTGATCATCAATTCAAACGGTTCGCCATAAAAACTTGCATTTTCGTAATCTGTCAGCCGGTACCCTGCTTTGCCATTTGGCCGATCATATTCTAACCACGCAATCGGCACCCCCCATCTTTCACTGCATTCATTAACAAAATCTAGCGTTTGTTGCATTTCGCGGCCTGTGTTCGCAAATGTAACGACAGCGCGATCCGGCAAACCATTATTGGCTTCGATGATACGATTTAGCATATAGGCTGACGTTCTACCGCCGCTGAAACTGATCTGCACGTTTCCATCTGGCAAAATAAAATTATTCATCGCCAATCACCTCTAATGTCAGTGCCGCATATCCGATGATGTCCAACAGACTGTCAACGTGCTTGCAGTCGCTGTTTGCCAGCCGCGACAGTTTCATTGCAATCATCATCGCGCCAAACTGCTCCGGCGTTATGTCTTTGCCAGCTATCATCGACATCATCTGACTGGTCTGCGTCCAGTTTTTCCGCAGATCGCCATAACTTTCGCCGCGCTGTTTCAATATCGCCTGCACATTTTCTAGTGCTTTAGAACGGTTCATTTAACACCTCTAAAACTTGAAATTCATCAATCGGCACTTCGGCCATCAGCCCATAATCACGCTCAATACCACGATCACGCCTGCCGCCAATGGTCGTTTCAAAATCCACCTTGAAACTGCAACAGCCTACCTTGTCCAGCCAGCGCACGATCAAAAACGTGGGTATGCCGGTCTCGAACGCCACCTGCCGCGCATAGATCATCTTATGCAGATGGATCAGTGACGTTTTGTAGCGGTTCATATTGAACGTGCGGCATTTTATCTCAGCAAATGCGGCGATCTTGCCATCACGCAAAAGCGCGAAATCAAGCTGGCAGTATTGTGGCAACTTCACCGGCGTGACCTTCCACTTTTCAGCCACCATCGCCATCGTGACCAATTCCAGCTTCAAATTTTCAGTTGTTTCCATTTCGCCCCCCATTTGGATCATATGACAGATTATTTGGGTTGAAGGGTATGACATTGTGCCGGTTGCGTTTGTTTT